TCCAAGTGTTTTCGGCTAGATAGTTAAGTAGTTTCTTCATGATTTACCTGTCTTAATATGGACACTTGGTAACATCGTTAACAAAGACCCAATAACCACAAGGGTTCTACGGGTACGAACCGGCACGTTAGAGCCGGTTGGCACATATTCATCAAATTTGGGGTCAAAAATATCAATAATGTTTTCAAAAGCTTTTTTAACCTCAACTGGAGCTTCTTGAATAGCTTCAACAAACAACTCCAACTGTTCCCCTGTTAGTTCGTCCACATCTAACTGTTCAAAAATAGTTTCTGCTTGTTCCTCATTTAAAGTAGCCAACACCTCCGGGTTGGTTACAAGTTCAAAAGCTTGTTCGCTGGTTATTTGTTGGGTAAGTATTTCTTCAATCTCTGACTCGGTGTACGATTCGGCTATAGTTGTAGATGATGAAATTTGTTCTTCTATTACTGTTGTATTTGGTGTATCTTCCAACGGCGTTTCTTGTTCTTCTGGCTGTTCTAACTCGTCAAGAACAATCTCGTCAAAAGTCTCGGGAGCGGATGTCTCAGGAATGGTTGTCTCGTCGGGCTCAACAGGTTCTGGAAAAGTCTCGTCAGGAACGGTTGTAGATGTTTCTGGTTCTGTGGTTTCGGGTTCGTCAACTGTGGTTTCGGGTTCGGTTGTGGTGGGCTGAGGTTGAGGCTCGGTGGTGGGAGTAGTTGTCGTTGTTTGAGGCGGTGTATAGGGGGCTTCAGTCGTTGTTGTCGTTTGGGGAACAGTCGTTGAAGTTGTTGTGGTTGTTGTTGTCGTGGTATCTGCAGTTGATGTGGTTGTGCTTGTCTGAATTGGTTCGCTGGTTGTGGTCGTTGATGTGGGAAGGGTTGTCGTAGATGTCGAAGTTGTTGTGGTCGTTGAGGATGTGGTTGTTGAAGTTGTTGTTGAAGTTGTCTGCGAAACTGCGCTAGTTGTAAACGCTTCGTCTGGCACGATTGTCCAGTCGCCGTTATCTATTTTCCATGCAAGCATCAGGCAGGCTGCGCCGCCGTTCTCGTACATCCATAGTTCTAAAGGCTGGCTACCTGCTTCTAGTTCTAGTGGACCTGACATCATCCATGTGCAACCCTGGTCATTCCAGTTACCCCATTCATCTAAACCGATTTTGATTGTGCCACCGTCATCTGATGCAAGCATGAACTCGATTGTCTGATGTTCAGGGATATCTATGTAGCCTGTCATGTGGACCATGAACAGGTCGTAGGTGCAGTCCTCGAATAGTTCGTAGTCGTAGTTGCGGTTGATGTTGTTTTCTGTTTCCGAACCGCAGACAGGGTATTCGGTGGTGGATTGGAGTGGTGGTATTTCGTTGATTGTGTAGTAGGTGGTTGCTAACCCTGGTGTTGCTTCAGCGTTTGCTGTTTGTGGGAAGAACGAGAACAGGATTGCTGGTAGCGGTATAAGCCACCTTGTTAGATTGCGACCCACACTTTACGGCTCGGCAGGTTCTTCAACTACAGGTGCAACAAACTCGTCAGCAACAGGGTCATAGGTGTAACCGATACCTGCTGGGTTTTCGTCTGTGTATTCAACATAAGTTTTGTCGGTTTGTGTTGCAATAAATTCTGTGTCAGCGACAATCACATTGACAACAATGTTGTCGGTGTTTATTTCTGCGTATGTTGCCATAGTTAAACCGTTACCACTTCTTGACCGCCTGTAGCAACAATGCCTGCCGTGCTTAAATATCTAACAATTACTATGCCTTGATATCCGTTGCCACCATTTCTTGACACAAAATCTGAACCACCACCACCACCCGCACCATACATTGTTGCGTTAGTTGCCGCCGATACTTGTGCGCCGCTTCGGTCTAACGCGCCTGCGCCTGCGCCTGTGCCACCACTTGCAAGTTGAGCGTTTGCGTTTGTGCTGTAACTTGCGCCGCCGCCACCTGATGACCAAGTGCCTTGACTTGTTAAAGTTGTCGGAAAATTAGCGGCAGTCAAATTACTGTTAAAATAAGTTGCTGCTAAACCTGCGCCACCTGTGCCGCCTGTGCCAGTTGCGCTGTTACCTGAACCACCAACCGCACTAGCACCGCCACCTGCACCTGAACCATAATAAGTTGGGGCAGTTACGCCTTCTTCGCCGCCTGCTCTTGCAAAAGTTCCTATGCCTGTGCCTGCTGTCCCTAAATTGACATAACCACCAACACCGCCACCCGAACCACCGTTACTACCACTTAGGTTTGTTGTGCTTGATGCAGTTCCGCTACCACCGCCACCGCCACCCAAATTTGTGGTTATTGACGCAAAACTAGAGATGCCACCATCAGTTCCACGAACATCTATTGTTGTTGAACCTGTACCACCTGCACCAACCGTTACCGTTTGATTAGTTGAAATTGTGCCCACGGGAACGAACCCTGTGATTGAACCGCCACCACCGCCGCCGCCAATTCTTGTGCCGCCACCGCCACCACCGCTACAAACAAGTGCTTCCATAGCACCGCCTGTAGTAACTGTCAAAGTGCCTGACGAAGTAAAAACATGATACTTATACGAAAGAGTTGGATTAACTACTGTCGGTGTGTTGCTTGCCGAAACATAACCCATCAACCTTGCAGCCATAACTAAACCTCACTCTCGATATCAGGGCTAACAGGCGCAACAAAATCTGTGCCATTCCAAATGTCATTAATTCCAGCAAATTTTGAACGAAATGAACTTGAATAACTTGTTTGTTTCCATTCGCCCGTCAAACCAATTGACGCAATAAACTCTTGACCAACAGATTCGCTGTCGGGAAACTCGCCACCGCCACAATCAGAGTTAGCAATAACGATTACTTGTGCAACTTTACCATCTTGGATTCTTGCGAAATGTGCCATAATTAAACCTTGAACCTGACATAAACGATTCCTGAACCACCAAGTCCGCCTGCTGTGCCGTTTACTGAACCGCCA